ATGCTGGGAGGGGAAAATACGGTGCTGGAAGATGCGTTACGGTCAGCCGATGAACACCGGGGTTTCCACGGCGCTGGAGCGCCCACCGGGACGATCACCGACTTCTGGCGGTGGGCCTACAGCGACCTCATGAGCAACACTACCCGTGGCGTCTTCGCGGAATGGATGGTCGCCCGACTGCTGGGCTTATCGACGCCCCAGCGGTTCGAATGGGACGCCTGCGACTTGGTCACGCCTGAAGGCGTTCGGATCGAAGTGAAGTGTGGCGCCTATCGGCAGAGATGGCACACCCACCACCCGAGTTCGAGAATTGTGTTCTCGGGGCTTAGGGCGCGGACTTGGTCCGCTGACACGGGCATCTTCACCAGTAAGCGATCGTTCAACGCCGACCTCTACGTCTTCTGCGTCCAGACCGAGACCGATATGGCTCGGTGGGACGCCTTCGACCTCGACCAATGGCGCTTCTACCTCCTGCGGCGGGATGAAGTCATGAAGCTCAATCAGGACTCGGTGGGACTGGTGACGCTGCGCCGGTTAGCGGAGGAGAGAGAAGCTATTGTCCTTCGAGCAAGGATCAACCGCGAAATAGTTAACATTAAGTACAAATCGGGAAAACAGTAGGAGCAAAAATGTTCAAACCCGTTGCGATAGATGTAAGGTGGACTGGTCCGTATCCAATTCTTAATGCTTTTGATCCATCAACTGCTCATAATCTAAATGCAAATTGGCCTGGCGTTTATCTCCACGTTACAAGAGATGCGATCGGAGGTGTAGCCGCCACTTATGTGGGGAAACATCGACAATCAGTTATTGATCGGCAAAGTGAACATCTTTCGAACTATGCTGACGGAAAATACCACCTCATCGATGGTTCCGGAAACATTGTGTTTTTAGCAAAATCAATAATTCCAGCAAATTTCCATGACTTATTATCAAACCACCTATGCGCCACAGAAATCTATTTTGGTAATGTCTCGCTCCCTTCATATGGTTCAGTCGATCATTGGGTGGATATGACTGAGAGCTTGCTTTTAGCCTCACCAAGCTGGCGAAGCTCCGGAGGTAAAATTCTGAATTATCGGCAAGAAGATCAGAAATACATGATGCATGATAAATGTGAGATTAGGCATCAAGGGGCTAGCGTTCCAATTGGTTTTTTTGGAAATACGACCACATGGGATCGATCCACTTGGAAAGTCGTGTGATTTTTAACGGCGAGATCGAAAATGTAGGCGCACTATGGTGATAACGAGTGCGTTACTTTAAGGGAGGTGGCACAGGAAGGGCACTAGAACCGGCAGCCCGTACCAGTCCTGGCTGGAGTCGAGCACGGGGCCGTCGTGGGGCTGAAGGATGGTCACCTGCACACCGCCGCTGGTCAGGGCCTGCCCATGATGGAACAGGCCGGTGATGCCAGCGGCCCGGTCGCCGCGGATCAGGGCGGCGCGGGCCTCCACCTGGGACGGGCCGACGCCGGCCGGCGACCAGAGGGTGACGTGCAGCGTGCCGGTCCACTCCTCCCCGGGGTTCACCCCCATCCCCAGCGGCGCTGTCTCGGCGACCAGCAGCTTGACACGCTGCCAGGGCTGCCCGGTCGGCGCGGTGAACGGCGCGTTCTCCCAGGCGGTCGGCCAAGCCGGCGACAGGGCGGCGAGCTGGGTCTCGAGGGCGGCACGGATCGCGGCGCGGCTCACCTCACACCACCTTGCCGGATCCGGCCGGCGATGTTGGCGACGATGCGCGGCGCCTCTCGGGCGGTGACGCTGACCATGCCGTTCGGCGCCCGATCCGACCAACCGTGTTCCAACGGGATGATGTGCGGGACCGAGTTCGTGATGAAGATGGTGTCGCCGACCTTCGCGGTCGCCGCGACGGCGGCGATCTGCTCCATCGTCGCCCCGCCACCAGGATCCAGGCGACCGGTGCCGGCGGCGGAATAGCCATTGATGCTCGCGTTCCAGCCTCCCCGTGCTTCGCCCTCTTCCACGGGCGTGCGCTTCACGAGTCGGCCCCCGATCTCGGTGGCGACCTGCTGCACCACCTGGTCGGCGGAGTTGACCGCCTTGTTGGAGAATTTCGCGATTGCGTCGGCGAAGCCCATTCCGACCTCCTACCCTCTCAAGCCGGCGGCGCGGCAGGCCGCACGAAGTGACACGAACTCGCCGGCTGCCGCACGGCTTGCGATTTCCGGGTGCTCGCACATCAGTCGCTTCACCCAATACGGCGTTCCGGTTGCCGCGTGTGCTGGGATACCGGCGGCGAACAGCGCAGCTGTTTCCACTGCAGGATCCGCGCGTGGCGCAGACTTGGATGCCACTGCGTCGGCAGCGTTGACGGTCAGACGGCCTGTGGCGACGTCCTCCAACAGCTCTGGCCGGGTACGCTCGATTCGGCGGAGCTGCTTGACCACCGCCTTGGTGATCCCGAACTGGTGCATGATCTCGCCATAGCTGGCCGGCCATCGACTGAGGACCAGTTCACCGGCGGCCACTTGAATTCGGGCGCGCCCTTCAGCGCGAGCCGCCAGAACGGCCGGGTCGACCTCCTTCTTCACTCTGGGCTCTTGCGACGCCGGGTGCGGCTTCTTCGGCGGCTTGGCCGGTTTGTCGCCAGCGGGCTTCCGAATACGGGGTGGCGGGGGCGCCTCGTTCGCCGGCATGCCGCCCGACTCGATCAAGTCGGCGACCGCGCCAAGGGCGAGACGCAGGGCGGCAAGCTCCAGCCGCGCCAGCTCATCGCGGGGGTGATGCAGGGCATCAGGGAGCTCTCCCGCGCCAGCGATTCGCCACGCGACATGGCTCGGCAGCGGCATGCGGCGTCGGCGGATGTCCGGGTGCCCGTCGGCGGCGCGCAGGGCCGCCCACATCGCCCGCAGCCGGGCCGGCCATGCGGCCAATAGCCCGCCGTCCGGTTCCAGCCCCGGCCACGCCCAGCGCCGGGCAACTGCCTCCAGCGCCCGGCCGGCCTCGATCTCGCGGGCCGTCAGCAGCCCGCGCCGCGCCAGCTTCGCGAACAGGTCGGGCAACGGCAGGTTTGCAGGTCCGACCTCAACGCCCAGCACCCGGCGGGCCGCCGCGATGACAATGGCCTCGCGCGCTGGCGACGTCCTGCCAGCGAGCGCCACCACGGCGGCCTGCTTCGGCAAACCAGCCGCGCGCTCGAAGGCATGCAGCGTGCCGAATGTCGCGGCGATGGCTGTGCGCACGGTTTCGACCTCGGACGGGGTGAGAATCGCCATGGTCACCGCACTAGCAGCTCGAAGGTGGCCCCAGCCGGGTCGGACGTCACCGACAAGACGGTGTGATCCCGTCCGCCGGCGGTCAGCACGTCACCAGGTGCCGGGACGGTTGCCATGCCGAAAGCCAGCAAGGTCGCCTTCCTGTCCCCCTCGCGGACGATGGAGCCGTCCAACCAAGCTTGGCTGCGCTGAAGGCTGCCGACGCCGAAATCCTCGAGCATGCCCTTGACGGTCCAGGTGGTGGTGGTGCCCGGACCGACAGTGCCGGTGCTCGGGTCGTAACTGCCGCGGACGGTGCGGGAGAGCGTCAGGGGGCCCATCACGCCGGCGAGCGCGCCGGCGATCGTTCGGGCCAACTGGCCGTCGTCGAGAAGTGCCATCGTGTCACCTCCTACAGGATGAGCAACCCGCCGGGGCGGGCGTCAGCGTCGTCGTAGATCGAGCGGGTGGACTCGCCGGCGGCGGCCCTGCCCAGCGCCATGCAGGCGGCCACCGCGCCGTCGATCCGGCCGCGCGAGCGAGCCTTCGTCAGCTTCTCGTTTTCGGCTGGATCCTTGTCGGCAACTGCATTGGCGAAGCACAGCCTCAGAAGCGGATTGCCGCCGTGCCGGAACTTGCCTCCCAGCAGCGCTCCCTTCAGCGCCTTCATCGGCGCGGACATGCCGGCGAAGCCCTGCCCATGCTCGGCGACGGTGATGTCCTCGTCCGCCAGCGCGGTGGTGACGGCGGTGCTGTTCCAGCGATCGATCGCTACTTCCTGAATGTCGTGCCGCTCCGCCAGCGCGATGATGTGGTCGGTCACAACGCGATAATCGACGCGGTTCCCTTCCGTGAGCACCAGGTGTCCGGCTTCGGCCCATTTCAGGTAGCTGGCGCGGTCCTCCTCAGACTTTCGGGCGATGTTGTCGGAAGGCAGGAAGAACTTGGCGCGCACGTCGTAGGCCGGCTCAGGCCCATCGTCATCTCGGAAGACGGCGACCACTGCTGTCAGGTCTTCAACGCTGGACAGGTCCACGCCGACCCAGCATGGTTCACCCACCAGATCGTCATCATCGCGGGTCGGTTCCGCTTGGTCGTAGATGTCCAGGGACACCCAAGGTTCGGCAGCCCCCTCCGTCCAGATGTTGAGGTGGAACCGCTTGAAGTCGGCGACTTCGGCGGGGAAATGCTCGATCCGCCGGGCCTTGATGCGCAGCTCGTCGATGGAACAGAACCCGTCGGCGATAGCCGGATTGCAGGCGGTCCACACGGCTTCATCCCGCCAATCCGCATCCGGTGGGGCGGCGAAAATGATCGGCACGAAGGTGGGATCGACAATCTCGCCACGCGCCACCTTGTGCGAGTAGTCCCACCAGTCCCAGGCTAGCCCACCTTGCCCTGCCCCGGCGGTTGAGATCATGAAGGTAAGCGGCTGCTCGCGCTTTACCATCGAATCGGTCACGGTCTTGAACAGGGGTCGGGCTTCCGCCGGTGACCAGCTATGGATCTCGTCAGCGAGGAAGAACGAGACGTTCAACCCGTGCTTGCTGTACGCCTCGCTGCTGATGGCCTTCAGCGTGCTGGCGTTGTGCAGGTGCGTGAGCTTCTTCCGGCTTGCCATCGGCCGAACCCGTGCCGCCGCTCGCGGGCTGGTCTGGATCATCTTCCAGCAGGAATTGAAGGCGATCCCAGCGTTCTCTTGATCGGCTGCGGCCATGACAACCTGTCCGCCGGCCTCACTCTCCGGCCCGACGAAATGAGCGGCCCCCAGGCCGGCGCACAGCGTCGTCTTGCCGTTGCCGCGCGGTATCCACATGGCGACCGTCCGCACCAGCCGCTTGCCGTTGGGCGCGGTCGGGCCGTAAACGGCGCGGATGACGGCGCGCTGCCAGGGGCGCAGCGGGAACCGCTCCCCGGCGTGCTTGCCCTCCCATAGCCGCAGGCACTCGAGGAAGCGGCAGATCCGCTCCGCCCGTCCGGTGGGATCGGGATAGCTGTCGGGGTCAGCCGAGAAGGTCGGCAGGGACGTCATTGTCCTCCTCCTTCTCCGCGTTGGTGCCGGAGTAACGGCGATGTGGCGTCAGGCCCAACTCGGCGGCCAGTAGGCGGGCTTCGCGCATGGCGCCCTGCTGCATCCTGAAGGCGGGGTGCGGCTTCGGGCCGGTCTCGGTCTTGACGATGCGGCCTTCCGTCGCCATCAGCTCTTCGCACTCGCGAACCTGCCCGACGGCGACGCAATAACTCTCAAGCGTTGCAAGCACATCGTCTGCCAGCAGCTTCCGTCCGTGCAACTCTTTCGCCGCACGCTTCCATTCCTTTTTCGCGTTCTGGGGGAGCCAGGACGGCGGCGACGGGCAGCGGTCGGCGACCGCCCCTTCCATCACACCTGCCAGCTTCGGTTTCCGACCCTTCACCGCGAATCCCCAATTTCCCCGTGTTTTCGCGCAAGCCCCCCCGCCCGCATTGGCCCCCATCCGGCCAAATTCCCGATCCCCCCTCCCCCTACCGCTGGCCGGCGGCGGCCTTCACGGGATTGCCGAAGCCGCCGTCCTGCCTGTTCGTCTTCTGGTCGTGATGGGGCTTGCACATGCTCGCCAAGTTGGACGGGTCCAAGAACAGGCGGCGGTCGTTCTTCCAAGGCCGGACATGATCGACGATGGTCGCCCTACACCCACAGACGATACAGCGCGGGTTCGCTGCAAGGTGGGCAGCCCTCAACGCCCGCCATTCGGGCGAGCTGTAGGGCTTCCACCGAGCATCTCGGTTCGGATCCGGTGCCCGTGGCGTGCAGGCGCAGCGCTGGCCGGCGGGGGCCAGATTGCGGCATCGTGGGCAGACACGGGGCGGGCGGAAGGGCATGACGGATCACCCAACCGCCGGAACGCGGTAACGATCAAGCAGCGGTGCGACGCTGGCGATGCCGGGCAGCGCGTCGGCGCCGAAATAGCCGAGATTGATGCTGCCGATCCCGATGCTCTTCAGGCCCGGATCGCGACCACGTTGCGACCACGCGGCGCTCACCAGCTCGAGCACGGCCTGCTCGATGTCGGGCGGACAGGTGGCGTAGCCGGCGCTGTAGCTCACCTCGACGACGGCGCCGCATTCCCAGGGGCGTGACCGGCCGGCGGAGTCGGTCCGCAGCAGAAGGCCGGCGTCGGCGTCCAGGCGGAAGCCGGAAGGCAGCTCGCTGCCGTCCACCTCGACGCTGGTCACGGTCGTCACCGGGTAGCGTGACAGGGCAATCACCGCTTGCCCGCCCCCGGTCTCGAGGGTCTCGCGGTAGGTGCCGGCCAAGATCGGGGCGCCGATGTAGGAGGTGATGGCCGCGCTGGCGCGGGCAATGAGCGCGCCGATGATGGCGTCGTCGTCGGTCCCGACGATGCCGAGATGGGACTTCACCATCGCCAGATCGACCAGATCGCTGGCCGGGGCCTCAATCACCTCGAGCATCGTCGCCGTCCTTATCGTCTGAGCGCATCCGGCGGATGCCGAGAGCGATACCGAGCAGCAAGGTCACGGTGGTCAGCAGGACGTTGACGTTCTGGAGCGCAGCCACCCAAGCCGGGCTACTGACCAGCCCAGCAATCAAGGCGTCCCCCTTCAGCTTTTCCATCGAAGTTCCTCTACCAAGGGGGGCGCAGGTGGCGAGGGCTGTAGGGCAACCCTCGCCGCCTACTTGCACCGCGGCCGTCCGGGGCCAGCCGCGGGCCATCAGGGGGCCGGTTGGGGCGGCCCGGTTCGTCACGCCACCGGGGCGGTCGCGGGGTGGCCCAGCACCCAGGCACCGGCGATGAAGATGTTGCCCGAGTTGTTGCCCGCCGGCGTGATGGTCACGCGGCAGTAGCGCTTCGGGCCGGCGTAGCCGATCTTTCGAACCTCGTTGTCGTCCGAGTAGTCGAACGACGCGGCAGCCTCGGTACCGAGCAGGTACTCGTCTGCGACGGCGGCGTGGTCGGACAGGTTGGCGGCGTCGCCGTCCTCGAAGAGCACACTGAAGGTGACGTCTGCGTCGGTGTTGGCACCGATCAGGATGATGAACTCGCACGAGCCGAAGCCCTGCGTGTCGACGATCTCGGAGACGTAGGCGGTATTGTCGGTGCCGGCGGCAACCGGAGACAGGCCCCGGCGCACGGCGATGTTGTTGTGCAGGTCACGCATGATGAGGATCCTTCTCGCGAGCGCCGCTTACGAAGTCGCGCACTTGATCTTGCGCAGGGCGGCCGGCTGCACCACGGCACCGCCGACGCGGCGCGTGGCATGGATGCGGGTGATGCCCCTCGTGGCCAGCAGGTACGGATTCACCAGGATCGACATATCCAGGCGATCGACGATCCGGTACGCGGTGGCGATGTCGCCGAAGGCAATGGGGGTGGCGCCGCTGCCGACGTCGTCCATGTCGGGAACCTCGACCACCGGGCGCCCGAGAATGGTTTCCGGCTGGCCGGCGGCATAGGCCGGCTGCCACAGATAGGTGCCGGTGGCACCATCCTTCAGCTTGCGGATCGCAGCCAGCGTGGAGCCGTTCATGAGCCAGGTGCCGCGGGCACGGTAGGCCGCCGGCAGCGCGTACATGGCGGTGATGAGCAGGTCGGCCGGAGCGGAACCAAGCGTCGAGGCGTTGCCCGTCGCGGTGTAGCCGACGCCCGAAGCGGTCAGCAGGCCCTCAGGCTGAAGGGGGCCGGAACCGGAGACGAACGCCAGCCCCTCCTTCTGGCCGAAATCCTCGGCCAGGGCTCGGCGCACCTCGGCCTCGGCCGTGCCGCTGCTGTCAGCGAGGAGCTGATTCGAGATGTCGACGAAGGTGGAGAGGTTCCGTGCTGGGATGTCCACCTGCCCGAACGGCACGGTGCTCTCGGCATGATCGTCACCTTCGCCCTCCCACTGCGCATTGGTGACGCCGGTGCGTCGGGGATACTTCACGCTGGGCGCGGCAGTCTGGCGGACGGTCGCCATCGCGCGGATGGGCGAGAACTCCACCAGATCGCGGATGAACTCGGTGCTGATTTCGGCCGGCGCGAGATAGCCGCCCTGGGGATCATTGGAGACGGTAAGCGCACGCATTTCGTCGGCCGGCGCGCGGTCGCCGTGGCGCAGATAGCTCTCATAGGCGCGCCGCTCCAGTTCGCCCTCGCCCCGCTGTTCGCCACCGGCCAGCCCGGCGCGGCCGGCGCGGGCTTCGATCTTGTCCAGACGCTTGTTGATCGCGTCGATCGCGCCGCGCGTCTCGGCGGTCGTATCGGTGCGGGTCTCGGTGTTCTCCGCGCTGTTCGGCGCGGCCTCGTTGTCGAGGGCCATTGCGGCCTCCTTCTGCTGTGCCGGCGGCGCGGCGGGTGAAGCGGCGCGAACCTCGAGGATCCGCGCCTTGGGATTCGATGCGATGCTGACGACGCTGACTTCCGCCAGCCGGGCTTCCGTGATGATCCGTCCGCCACCGGGACGGGGCTCGTCGCGCAGGCGGCGAAAGCCAACCGACAAAGAAACCGCGCCGACTTTGGCCAGATCATGGGCCTCACGCCCGTCGGGCGTGGTCAGCAGGAACCGACCGGTGATGTGCAGCCCGTCTGGCGCATCGCGCAGTTCCTCGACAACGCCGCAAGGACGTTCGGGATCGTGATGCAGCAGCAGCGGAACCTTCTGACCCGCAGCCCGACGCTCCGCGATGCTGGCTGCGAAGGCTCCTGCCCGGAACTCGGTACGATGGGCGTCGAGAACCCCATAGGCGTTGGCGATACCGGTGAAGGTGCCGGCCCCGTCCAGCGACGGCGCGAACCGCAGCTCGAGCCGCTCGTCGTCCGCCCGTCCTTCCGCAGCGGCAGCCTTCTCCGCCGCCGCCTTCGCCTCTCGCTGCAATCTCCGATAGATCGCAAAGTTTTGGCGGTAGACTTCAGCGTCAGTCGCACGCGGCTTGCGCTTAGCAGTCGTGATCGCACGCAGATAGCTGCGGCAATTGGCGTGAAAAGGCGGCGTTGGCACCGGACGTTTCGGGTCGAATACTGCACCTGACATGTTGGTGCAGACCTCCGACCGCTTGGCGTCAGCAACGGTGATGACCTTAACCTTCTGGACGATGTCGCTGTTCTGGCGGAAAACTTCCATCCGCGACTCGTTCACGGTCCTGGCCGTCATCGTGTCCACCAGAGCAGAAACCGCAGCCGAAATCTCGGAATCCAGCTCGGCCATGACTGCGGCGGATAGCTCGCCGGCAGTTGCGGTGGGGACTTGGGCAGCCGGTTCCACCCTCTTGCGGATAGATGCGATCAAGGCCGCGACGGCGGTCGTGCACCAGGACGAGGCGTCACCGACAGGCGGCGGGGTGACTGGCGGAAAGGGCTGCCCGGACTCCGCGCGGGCGTCGGCAATCTCGACTTCGGCCGCAGTCATCGCCTGATCGGCGATCCGGGGCAACTCGTCGGTGATGGTGGCGGCCAGGGCGGCCGGCAGTGTATCGACCAGCCCTTGGAGCAGGTTGAGCACGTCGGCGACGGTCGCCGGCCGCCCGGCGTCCAGGGCATCCCGCACCGTCTGCTGCGCGACGTCGACCAGCCGGCGAGTCAGGTCGGCGCCGGCCTCGGCGATCATGGTGGCCGGATCCAAGCTTGGCAGGTTCTCAGCCATCGGCCTTGCCTCCCTGGCCGGCGGCATTGGTCATGTTCAACGGCTGGCGCAGCACGTCGCCACCCGGCAGCGGGGGACGAGATTCCAGCGCCCGGATCTCGTTCACGGTCAAGATCCCGGCGTTTGCGGCGGCGGTGTAGGCGTTGAACCGAGCGGACAGGTCGGCACGGGCCAAGTCAGCAGTGACAAATTCGATGTAGAAGTCCTCGCGCTCTCCCTCGTCCAGAAGGTCGCGCATCATCGCCTGCTCCCAAATCTTGATCCACGGCATCATGGTCAAGGTCAGGAATGACTGGGACATGTGCTCGGAATTGCTCCAAGTCGCCCGCTCCCAGTCTTGCGCCAAATGGACCGGCACGCGGAAACCACGGCAGATTTCCGAAGTCAGGCGGCGCCATGTTTCGAGATACTGGGCATCCACCGAACTGAACTGCATCTGCTCGAAGCTCAAACCCTCTTCGAGGACGATCAGCTTCCCGGCTTCGGCCCCGGAATGCGCTGCCTGCACTGAAGTCTGAAGGCGCTTGATCGCCTCGGGAGTGAGGCGGCCGGACGCTTTCAAGGCGCCGCTCGGCCGGCATCCTTTGGCGAACAGCTTTGCGGCGTAGCCGGCCATCGCGATGTCGAGGGCGATGCTTTCGCGCAGCAGGTGGACCAAGGAAAGATCGCGGTTCGGGTCGGCACCGGGCAGGCGGATCACCAGTAGGTCGCGGCGATCGACTTCGCGCCGTCCGCCGTCCGTGGTGGTGGCGAAGAAGCGCGGCTCCCCGGTGAGCCGGTCGGTTTCGCGGGTAATGACGCCTGGGGCGATGGGGACAATCTCGACGACACGACCGCCGGCACGACCGACCCAGGCGTAGGCCGCGCCGTGCAACAGGGCGGAAGTCATCATGCTCTGCCGGAACTCGACCGAGGTCATCCAGTCGATGGGGCAGCCCGAAATCAACTTCTCGACAGGATGATCCCCAGCTCGGTCCTTCTCGCCGTTGGGGCCGCGCCGGAAAACGTGAACGGGGATTTGCGAAATGCTTTCGCTCAGGACGCGGACGCAGGCGAGGCAGGTCGGGGACTGAAGGGCGCCATCGGGGCTGACACTCAACCCGCTTGCGGTGGTATTCGCGAGCGCAAAAAGACGTTCCAAATCGCCCAGCGATCCGGAACGCCGCTCAAGCCCCACCAACCGTCGGAAGAAACCCATTGCCCACCTCGCGATGAAGGTGGCTTAACCTCGTGTGACCGTCAAGAGAAAATCAGAACTATACGCATCGTGTACTATGAGTATTGCTCATCTATACTGTCGCAAGCTACGAGGCAATTTCTGCTTTCCTCAATGACGTGTCTGATTTTTACTTTCCTCTACCTGAAGGATCGCCCCGCCGATGGCCGCGAGCAGCCCCTCGAGTGCGTCGCCAATCCCAAAGGCCGTCTCCGGCCGGTCGGCAATCGCCTGCCGCAAGAAGTCGAGCATGAGGATCACCCCGGCGCCGGGTCCGGCTTCCCGGTCCGCCAGGGCCGTCACTCCGGATAGGGCCGCGCCGATGCGCCCCTCGACAGGCAGCTCAGCGGCGCTGGCCGTCCGGTCGATCTCGCGGGCGACGTCGCGATAGAGATCGACCTGTTCGGCGGTGAGTCGGTGGTCGGTCACAGGGCACCTTCCCGGCGATCTGACGCACCGCCATCGCGGTTGGTGGGATCGGTCGGGCAGGCGCCCGCCAGCGCGTCGCGAACGCGGTGTAGAGCCAGGTAGGCGTCGCACGCGGCGTCCATAGCCGGCCGCTCCAGGCCGCCGTACAGCACCAGCCGGCTGGCGGCGGAGATGGCAGCATCGAGATATTGGTGGGGGGTGTCGTTCATTGTCGTCTCCATGGGGTTCAGGTCTCCGGTCCCGCTTCCACGCGGGGGGCGGGGCACTCTCCCCGTAGGGGAGAGGGGGCGCGGAAGGAGCGTGGAACGTTGAAAACAAAGGGCTTTTCGGGCGCGGAAGGGCGCGGAAGGAGGCGTGAAAGGTCATTCCTCGCTCTCCTGCTTGACCATCACCAGCCGAGAGCGAGGCTTCGACGGAGGGCCCTCGGTCACCTCCCGGATGGCGCGAGCGTCCAAGAGACGGCGCATGGCGGCGGTGAGGTCGCGTTCTGTCAGCCCGGTCATATCCTCGCCCTGCGCCAGATACCGCGGGGCGTAGCGGCTGGTATTGGCGCTGGCATTGAGCGTGATGCCGGCGGCCGTGGCGCGTGCCAGCGCGTCCAGGAACATTCTGTCCACCTGCCGTTTATGAATGGCACCGAACGCGCCGGTGGGTGCGGCGTCCTTGAGGCGCAGCACACCATCCATCCAGATCAGCTCCAGCTTATCGCCGGTGCGAGCATGGTTCGCCTTCGCTACCCGCAGCGTCACCCGGTCGGGGTTGGTCTCATCCGGCTTCACCACCAGAACGGAGCGGCTGGCATTGACCCACGCCGTGGATCCGCTGGCGAGCCTGTTGCCGCTGTCCTCCGTGCTCTTGGACGTGTGTGTGCAGAGGATCAGTCCGGCGTTCAGGCGGGAGGCCATGCCGTTCAAGGCGTTGACGAACCCCGATACAGGGATGCGGTCATTCTCGTTATCGGCATAGACAAGCGCCACGTTGTCGATGACGATCAGGCGAAGATCAGCGATATGGCGGAGGTCGGTTTCCAGCCGATCAAAAACGGGGGTGGTCTTTCCGGCACGCCACAAGCATGCATCCACTCCGGCATAGGATTTGGGGAATGACCGACCAACCAGCGCCTCCATATCGACGTTGAGATAACTGTTGATGCGAACTTGGCGGGCATGAAGGACGACGTCCGGGTCTTCTGCGAACATGCCCGCGGTGGTGCCGCCTTCGGTGGTCCGGCCCAGGAAGTCATTGCCGGTGGGGATGCAGGTCATAGCTACCTGTGCGAGCATCGACTTGCCGGCGCCGCCATGCCCGACCAGAAGCGTCGTCATGCCGCGCGGCACCAAGCCACCGATGACGAAAGGGACGTCCTCCGGCTCCTTGCCCAACCAACGCGCGCAGTCCCCGTCCAGGATTGAGGGCGGCGCCGCGGCGAAGCGAGGGTTGGGCTCGCTCCGCACCCTGTTGTCGATAAAGGGGCGGCGCTGAGATTGCTGCCGTCGCTCTGCCTCCTCCAGGCTGGAGTATCCGCGGGGCACAGTCATGCTGCCCGCCGGTCGGCGTCCGCCGAAACGAGGATCGGAGGCAGCGCCGGCCTGGACGCTTCCAAAAGGTCGCGCACCTCGCGACCGTGTTCGACGTCGTCGACGATCAGGGCGGGCATGTCCCTGAGGTGTAGCCACCCGGCCATTGCCGGGGCGACGATCACCGCGCCGGGAAACTCACCATAGACGTCGCCGCCAGCCGCGGCGAATCGCTCGACGGAGCGATGGATCCGCAACGGGCTTGCGCTCACCAGCGCCTGCCGCACGCCGTCGGCACCGACGAAGATCGCGTCGCCGCGACGCAGGAATAGGGTGCCTGGGTCGGACGGGCGCCAAGCGACCAGATCTTCAATTTCCGAAAGCCCCGCCTGCCCGACCCAGGCGGCGGCGATCAGCACGCTCACGCCGACAGGGTTCGGCTCGAAGGTGCGACTGACACGCGACAGCGTCGCCCTGGAGATACCGACCCCGCCGACCCAAGCCCGAGTGCGAGCGCTCAGCCCGCGGGCGGCCAGCCATTCGCCGATCCGGCCGGCGTCGTTCGGCGGCACCGCGGAAACGGCGGCATCGAACTCGGTGTCCAGGTCGATTACCGCCATGACGAGAAAGCCCCTGCGGTGGCAGCTTGCGCGAGGATGTGTAGACCCTCGCACAATGCCGCCCGCCTCTCTTCATGCGAGAGCTTGCGATCGGCAGCCTTACTGGAATGGAATTTGAAACAGCGAAGGGCGAATGCGCCCAGATCAAAAGCGGAAGAAACTTGGAGCATGTTCGCACCTTTTACAGGGCGTGAATCGAGATGCTCTGTGGTAGGGGAATGGTTTTTGACGCTGTTCGACATAATCCGCCCCAATCATTCGAGAATGTTGGGGTTTCAAAATGAAAGGGGCGGATTACTGACGACCAGGGGCAGGACGGCGCCGCGAGTTCAGCCAGACGTCGAAGTCCTCGTTGAGGACACCGCGGCGGCGCTCCGAAAGAGATACCGTCGCCGGTCCCTCGCCAACTTCGAGCAACCGGTAGAGCGTCCTCAGGCCGATTCCGGCATCTCGCGCCGTTTCTTTCAGCGTCCTAACCCGTGGGGTATTGATAATACTCATGTCGCACCTGCATGCCATTCGGTGCCAGGAAATGTATTGATGCGCCGTATCCCCGTCTACGCTACGCGAGACGTACAATTGCACTGAAAATAAATCGGCGCTCACTTTTGATGAGCGCCGTTCATATTCTGGCCTATTTTCACTTCATTTATCAGCATGGCTCATAAGATGACTTCTACTGGTGTTGCATGTCAGACACATTATTAGCTTTGCTCATTTCTGGTTGGCACGCTTTATGCTGATGCCCGCAGCGGCACGACATTGTGCGGTGTCTTCTTTCCGGATACGACGGCCATGACATGGGCTGCCCAAGCATCTAGTGCCGCCGTCTTCTCATCTCGCCAGTCGTGGCGCTGGTATACTCCGACGATTCCACCACGAGAACCAGAAGTATGATTCAGAATACTTTCGGTTACTTCCAATCGGACACCAAGCCGTTGAAGGCCGGTTGCCAGGGTCCGCCGCAAGTCGTGCAGCACCCAGGGCGCCATCGGCTTCACCGCTTTCGGGTCTTCACCAGCTTCTTCGGCAGCTTTAAGCCGCGCCGCGTGGATGGCGGCGTCGAGACGCTCCTTGCATCTCGACCACCCGCTGAACTGCCCGACGCGGCCGGAGAAGACGAAATCAGGTTCGCCGTCCTTTCTCGTGAGACGGGGTTGCGTGGCGATCAACTCGCGAACCGGAGCGGGCAGGGGAACCAGGTGGGGATTGGAGTTCTTCACTCGGTCGGCCGGCAGCATCCAGGTCGAAAGATCCGGTGCCAGTTCGCCCCAGACCATCCCTGCTACTTCGTCGCGCCGTTGGCCGGTCAGCATGAGCATTCGGACGATCGCCCCGAACGTTGTGTCGGCGGCGGTCTGGGTCCAGATTTCAGCCAGTTCGGAATCCGATAGGACGCGATCGCGCTCCCGCGGTGCCTGCACCGGCTGCCCGATGAACGGATTCGCGGTCAGCGTCCCCCGCTTGACGGCCCAGCTATAGGCGGCTTTGCCGTAGGCGACCACTCGGGCGGCGGTGGTGGCCTTCCCGGCAGCTACCATTTTGTCGTGGACCTTCAGCACGGTTTTGCGGTCGATCTCGGCCGCCGGCTTATTCAGAAGGTCGGCGTAGGCTTTTCGAAGTGCGCGTGTCGCCTCTGCGGCGTAGGCGGGCTTGTTTCCTGCCAAGCCGAGCCGCTCCCAATCCCCAATTAGGACATCCAGGGTCAAGGCGTCGCGCTCCTTCTTCGCCTTCGCGGCGGCAGTGGCGGCTTTGCGTTCGGTCGCGGGGTCTTTACCTTTCGCCACCTCACCAAGGATCGCCTGCGCCGCTTCGCGTGCGGCGGCCAGAGATATGGCGCCGACGGAGCCGAGCGGTACCCGCTTCTTTCCGCCCGCGACGGTGAATTGAGCCAGGTACGTCCTGCTGCCCCCCGCGGTCACGCGGACGGCCAGTCCCTTCTGGACGTCATCGAAGAACAACTTGTCCTTCTTCCCGTCCGGACACTCCAGCCCGTCGATCAGACGTTGCGTGAACCTCATCAT